ATTCATAACTTAAATTATCTAATCTATCCCCATCTTGAGTTATAATATAAACATCATCTTGGCTTAGAGGAATTTCTGGTAGAATAGTATTAATGTAGTATCTATTCCTATTTCTATTTCTTAATTTTTTTATGTCTCTAAATCGTTTCATTATGTTAAATCTAGATTAAATTCTTCATCAAGGAATTCATCATCAAATGCAGCATCCTCAGCTTCGAGAGCAGCCTCCTCTTCCAACTCCCACTGCTTTGTTTCATCATTTAATGCTTCACTACGATCATAATAAGCAGATTTTTTATCTTTTGCTACCCCATCTGTAAATGAATTGCCAGCTTGGTTTTCGTATCGATTTATAATTAATTCATCATCAGATTGTTTAGCATACATTCTAGCATCTTCTACCCCAATTTCAGGAAGTAAGAATGGTGTTGATGGGCTATTATTTGGTGCAAAGTTGTGTACTGGTTGGAATTTACAGGAAACATCTAAAATGTGTGGGTATTCATTTATATTTCTATCTGTCCCAACAGTTTCTCCTTCTTCATTTATTTTAACATCATGTCTAATTTCCCAAGGGTAAGCTGTGTTCCAACTTAAATTTACAGAAGTAAAGAAGCCAGGAATTTCATTCATCCAATCACCAATAGTTAAGCGAGAAAATACTCCTCGCATTCTTCTATTTTTATATTCAGGTGCAGTTTGAGCTACTAAGTAATTTAATTTTCTCCATAAAGGTTTTTGCTCCCATCTAGTTTGAGCATGGATTTTAAATCCAAAAGATATTGAACGGTCAAATCCCCCATATGTGTAAAACTTTTCAGCTCTACCATTATATTTAAAAGAATTCCATTCTCCTGAAAAACTATCTGATACATTATCTAAAAGGGCTCTAAATAAAATTACGTTATCATTAAGGGGATTTTCTGTGTCTACAACAGCTATTCTAAATTTAATGTAATCTTTAAACTCATCATCGATTCTTTCAAGGCCTTGTCTTTTAAAGATATTAGCAGCAGATATTTTATCTATAGTTTTTGAATCATAAACTCTATATGAATTTCCTGGGTCCCCTGGTGTAGTTGGTGTAGGTTTGCGTCCTGGGTCACCTAATTTATATAGATCAATTCTTGTACTTTTTACTTTATGTTTATAATTTTCTCCTTTATGATCTTTTCCATAGGTTTTATAGTCTGTGTAATTACCTCTTCCTACATCAGCTTTTGTTGTATTAGATCCTTGTCTTAAGGAAAAGAAACCACTATTAAAAGCAGGTAAATAACCAGAAGTGGGTTCTATAGATTTATCATAGGGATTGCTTTTATATTTTTTTATAGCAGTTCTACCTATACCAAAAAGTGAATGGGCGCCTCCTCCATATTCTAATAAAAAAGCATTAGCTGAATCTTTTCTTTTTTTAGAATCAACTTTAACACTTCCTATACTTGGCTCTAAATCTAAATCAAGTATGTGTTTACCATATATGTTAAGTAATCTATTATAGTTTTTATTTGATTCTTTAGCTTTTTCACTAATAGTTTTAGCATTATTTACAGTAATATTATCATATTTTGCCCCTCCATTACTGGGATCATAACTATGACCTGATTCTACCGTAAGATCTGCAAGGCCGTCCTTTCTAAATCTTATTCCAGCTGCACCAGTTCCAATTGTTAAACCTGTGCCGATGGGTAAGGTTACTTGGTTTCGGGGGAATTTGTTTTTTAACTTTTGGAGATTTTCTTGTGCTCCCTGAATTAACCCACCTTTATCAGGATCTGATGCGGCCGCAGGATCTGCTTCAGGTATTGGTCCTTTTGGATTTGTTGCAGATAATGCTAATTGGGCAGCCGTCCAGGCTAATCCACTTGGGCTAAATATAACTTTAGTAAATCTTTCTAAGTCTTTAAGGGCTCTTTTACCTAAAGTTACAGCTCCCCCTCTTACAAAATTACTTGAAAGGTCATCTACTACATCTAAGGTATCTGGGTCTTCTAAAACATAACCAGTAGATTCACTACCTACGGGAGGTAAGTCTGTAATTATAAATGGGGGTTGGGAATCAAACCCAATTGGTCCTCCTCCTTGGCCATACCCAAATGATCTTTGCTCAAAAGGAAGAGTAGAAGTTGTCCCATCAAGGTGATTAACCGTGATTGAATTACTTTCTTCGGCGAGTAAGAGGAGATTTTTTAGAGCTATAGCCATTGAACATTAGTCAGGGAGATTGTCTGTGTAGAGATCTGGAGTTACTCCATCCTTATCTAATCCTGAAGGTTCTGAAACGCCTCCATAAACTCCTTGATATGCTGGACCTACTAATGATCTACCTGCTTGATCAACTAAAGGACCTCCATGTAATTGTGATCCTGCTGGAATGTTAAATGGAGATAAACCTCTTTCTACATCTGGTCCTGTAATTGAAAATGCGGGGCCTGTTTGGGATTCCATATCTCCTACGGGAGCTGTGTCTCCTTGAACTAAGTCGTGAATTGATTTTAAATTTTTTATTGACATGATTGTGTTGTTTTGTTATAAATATTAAGCCATTGTAGGACTTGCCTGAGTTTCTTGGATTGCACCAAATCCTCCTCGAGGTTTACCCCCATTAGCCATTGTGTATGGGTCTATTTTATTTTGAATTACTATAGGTTGTGATGCTGATTTAGCCCCTACTCCTGGGCCAACTTCTAAGTTATCACCTGGTGTTGTTTGAGCCCTACCACCGTAATTATCCATAATTGTAAATGGGCCTTTGCTTGAGGGTGCGAATCCATCTTTTACTTTAGATTTAGCTGAGCTTATCATAGCAAACATTCCACCTATTGCTGCTAAAGCTAGTGGAATACCTATACCAAAAGGTATAAATGAAAAGGTTGTCATAATTGATGAAACAGCGCTTATAACAGAAGCTATAGCTAAACCTGCCATAATAACACCTATTATTGATAATGCTAGGGTAGATTCAGAAAGATATTCGACTAAAAGTCCAAATCCTTCTATTAAAGGCATTGCAAAGGTTGCAATATCTCCTATAAGTGATGCAAATTTTTCTTGGGCTAATGCTATTTTATCTTGTGTGTCTAACTGTTCTAACTTATTAGCTAATTCATCTTTACCTTGGGCTCTAAGTTCTTTAGCATTCATACCCATAGTTTCTTGCTTGAATAACATATCTGCCATAGAATCTGTGCTCATCCCCATAGATTTAGCTAATGCATCTTGTTGGAGAACATTCATTTTTAAAAATTCTCCGTGTGTTCCTACATTTTTAGCTAACTCTTCGGCTACTGTTGCTTGATCTCCTGCTAAGGCTGCTGCCCTCATTCTTTCTAGGTTCAACTGCTTACCCGTTAAGAGTTCAGCCTCCATTTCTGCTCCTATACTACTTTCAAAGTCTAATTGTGCTTTACCAGCATTTACTATATCCTCTAATTCTGCCCCTAATAGTTTAGCAGCAGTTACTGCCTTTGCTATTAATTCAGGGGTTGCTCCTAAATTTGCTCTTACTTGACCCGTAACTTTACCTGTTGCCTCTAATACCCCCTTCATATCAAGTTGAATACCTACTCCTCTTTGCATTTCATAAGATGCTCCTAATACATTTTCCTCTACTTCTCTAAAACTTTCTCCTGCCATTTGGCCTTGGAATGCTAAACTACCCGCTGCTTCAGCTGAAATTCCTACGATTTCAGTAAGTTTAGAAAAAGTCTTTAACATCTGACCACTAAATACAACACCCGTTCCTAATTGAGCATTAAGACCAGCGTTAGCTTTACCTAATCTTATGGAATTTATTGCTATATCTCCTGAGTTTATAGCAATTTGGGCAAACTGTTGTTTTATATCTATAGCCTCATCTTTTGACATATTTAAACTACGAGCCATTGCTGTGGTCTCTTTATCCGCAGCCATCATTGCCGTTAGGAAAACATCCGCAGCGGCATTTGCTAATTTCATTCTTTTAGCTTTAGCTGCTTCTTTTTTTGCTGCTTTTTCTGCTAATTCTACTTCTTCTATTTTGTTTAATATAGCTTCTTCATCTAACTTTAAGGATCTCATTTTTGCTGATGCTGAGGTTCCTGCTAGAGTACCGGCTTTGCCTTCAAGACCTACCTTAGCCATAAGTTCTTTATTAAGCCCTTTACCAGTTTTTAATCCATTTAATAGTTGTGTTTGTTCTTCTTTTTTTAATCCCCCTATTCTTGAAAGAAGTTTTTCTTTTTGTTCTTCTTTAGAAATAGATTTTTGTCCTAAATCATTATTTTGGGACATATTATCAGCTACACCTTGGGTGAGAGTAAGAGTTTTTTCTAAACTTTTATTTAACTCATCAATAAGGTTACCTACTTTAGAAAAGGACTTTTCTAAGGATTTACCTGATTTATCTATATCTTTTGATTTATCTTTAGCCATAGGGTAGTATTATTGTCTGGTATAAATATCAAATAATAAAATTTATTTTATCCTAGGTATAGAAGGCATTTTTTGCATATTTTGTTTAGAAGTATTCATAGCTTTTTGCTCTTCTTCATTACGTTTTTCATGAAGATCGTTTATTTTTTTAATATGGTAACGTCTAATATGAATAGGCATGATATATACTTCAGAATATATAAACCCACCATTTCCATGATACACTAAATCGTGTATTTCTTGATATACTTGGAACTTATAATTCGGTGTCAGGCCAAAAAAAGGTGATTCCAATTGGAACCCTGATCTCCTTTTCTCCAGCTTCGGTTTCAAGATCAAATACTAAATCTACATCAGGCTGGAATTCTTTGATGTATTGTCTCAAGGCTCTAGCATCACGTGCTAGTAATTGATTATCTACAAATTCACGTATAGTTTTACTTTCAGAATCACCCTCAATGGACGTTATCATATGCTTTAATCGAGTGCTATATTCGGGAGATTCTCCCTTTTTAACTCTTTTAATTCCTTTAACTTCATTAGCTATCTTTTTTTCATCACCATGGGTAAGAAGTTTAAAATTAATAGTTTTTTTAACTGTAGGGAGAGTAAATTCAAATAAATTTTGTCCTTTAGATATAAGATCATTTTCATCTAATGCTTTGTCTTTTACTTCAGTAAGATCAACTGTATGTTCTTCATCCCCTAATTTAAACGCATAATCTTTACCATATCCTAAAACACGAGCTGCAACCATAATTGCATTTTTATCTCCTATTACTATGTCATTATAATTAATAGGGGTTACGATTAAGGATTTTAATAGTTTATCTATTACGGTTCCATTTTTAATGTAACTTTCATTTGTAAGGATATCTTCTTCTTTAGCAGTCATGTATTTCATTTCTAATACACCTTTTGAAAGGGGATTGTCTGGGGGGTAGATTAAACCTTTTGAAGGTAAAGTAACTTCTTCAGTGGGGAATAGTTGTTTATTTTCCATTTTATAACTTTTGTATGTTTGCATATACATATGTAAAAAAAAGAGGTGCTTGCGCACCTCTTCAATTTTTATATATAAATAATATTAGTAATTTAGGATTGCATAATCCATAGCAATTGTTAAACTAATTTCCATAGGTGTAGATGATGTCCAATCACCATTTCCAAATTCAGCATTAGTTACGTAAGCTCCTTTACAAATCCATTCTTCAACAACATCTCCAACGGGGCCTAAAGTATTAAATCTTACATCTTTTTTATAGAAATCAGAGTAACCATCTCTACCAGTTACTGATTCGTGATGGAGTCGAACCCATTCCATTACTGCTTGTGCTCCTGAGGGTGTTACTGGGTCATATAATGTGCAAGAAATATTAGACCAATCTGATTTGCCCTTTACTTTTCTTTTAACGTTTATGTGATCAAGAACTACTTCTTCTGCTACGTATTTTGGTTTATCTGCGGATTTTACAAGATATGCTGGAATGCCATCTATGTAAAATATAAATCTGTTTTGTAGCTTAGGTTCGTAAGCGGTAAAAAACATATCTGCTGAGCTAAGTATTGCCATTGTGTTGTTATTTTATTATAAATATAGAGTTTTTTAACTTTTAGTCATTAAATGTCGCTCCTGTTGGTTGTATTGTGTAATCTAGAATTATATATTCAGCTGTTTTAGTTGGTTGGATAAATATCTGGCCTACTAATTGGTTTCTATCTATAGCATCAGCTGTGTTGTTGCTTTCATCCATTACTACTCTAAAGGCAAATAATCCTTGCCTTTGTTGAACTGATTCTAAGAATGGATTGACTGCGTTTAAGAATCTATTTCTAGTTATTGTTGTATTTTGTTCAAATACTAAGTTTTTAGAAGTATCTCCTATAAAGTTTTTAAGAGAAATAAGTAATCTTCTTACATTAATACGATCTAAAGCACTTGCTTTCTTTTGAAGTGTTTTTTGCCCATATGCTACTGGTCCTACTCTTGGGAAAGTAGCAATTGGGTTAACTTTATTGTCATATAATTTATCTCTTAAAGCTTGAGTTACTTTAAATTCTGTTCTTACAATTGGTAAGCCTCCTCTATTTAGACCAGCGGGTGCAAACCATGGGGCTGCTACTTTATCGTTAGCGGCGTAAACACCTTGCATTACTGTTGAAGCTGGAGCCCACACATTTCTACTTAATTCAGTTGATGGTACTTTAACCCAAGGCCAATAAGTACCAGCAAAGTTAGTATTAAGTTCATTTGCCTCTGCATTTACAAGAGCTACGGTTGAATCATATCCAACCATATCTGCTATATAGAAGCAATCCCCCCGGGTTTCACAAAGTTCAATTGCGGCTGCTACAGTAGCTCCATAATCAGCATTATAAGCTCCTGGAGTAGTTAAAGTAGCAAATCTGTATTCGTCTTTATTTTTAAGAATATTTAATGCTGTTGTGTAATCAGTGGCTGCTAGTCCTTGAGTATTGCCACTAGCAATATTTTCGAATGATAATAAAGCTTGACCAGTTGGTATATTAGTTCCTTCAGCACCGTGGAATGATCCACTTTGTGCTGATGGTAGACTACCACTATAACTAGCACCTGCTGAATTTGTTCCTACTGAGCCATCATTTAAGAAGTAATCAGAAGTTGGTAGGCTTACACTTGATACTCTTACAAATTTAGACCTATTTGGATAATCACCATTTATTCTAATTGAAGTTTGACCTTCCATAGTTGTAGGTTCTGCGTATTGGTCTCCTATTACTTTTGAAATATAATTATCTGCTTTAGGATCTAAACTACACCCAACAAATGTTTCTAAAACAATTTTATTATTTAAATTATCATCTCCTCTTCTTATTGATACATTAAAGGTACCGGCAACGTTATTGATTCCTGAAATCTCCCACCTTAGGTTGTCTTTAGAGCCTGTAGTTAAAGAATTATCACTGTATTGTTCTCCTGCATCACTTGCACCTGTGGAATTATTTAATGTGTCTCCTTTTCCTAAAGTTTTTAAGGTAAATACAACTTCTCCTGCTGAAGTAGATGTACCACCTTCTGTTGTAAATTGGTTTGTAAATGTACCTCCTGAACCTGTTGCTAATATTAATCCATTACCACCAGTACCAGATGCAGCACCCGATACAATAATTGTATTTGTTGAATTACTTGCTACAAATCC